ACTCACTAAATAAGTCATTATCAGATGAGCTTGGATTGGTTGGTGAAACAAGGGCATTAAGGGAAAAAATAATTAAATTTGAAAATACGGCAAGAAGGTTAAAATGAAACCACCCACCATCGAAGAACTTGGAAAAGCCGCCGAGGAGATAACGTGGCGCGTTATGGGCAAAGGCTCGGAGAAATCCGCCTATGGGGAATGGTTTCATGTTGACAAACCGGTACACGATTATCATATAGGACGCGCTATGCGTCATTTGTCCACGGCTATGCTTCAGTTGCAGAAGTCAACTCCATGCCCTGACAACAACGGCGAAACGGCGGCGGATCACCTCGAAAGGGCGTTGGTGCGTGCGTTGTTCGCCTGGGCGCAAGTTAAAAAGGAACTACCAAGACTATGAAAAAAATACAGGACATAACCGTAACATTCATATGGGGAGGCAAGGAGGCCACGGCCTTTGCCGATGTGATCTACAAGACGCATCGGATCGACATCGGACCGCAAGGCCATCGGGAGCATTATATGGCCGACGTTCCATACGATATGGATCTTGTGAACCTTGAGGTTTTGATCGACGGAAACAAGATCAAGGACGACGAAAACTTGCGTGAGTTTGCCTCCCAGCTTTTGCTGGAGGAGGCCGACTACCAGCTTTGCGAGATGGCATGAAGTCCTGCGTAGTCACACAAGCCCTGGGCGGGGAATGGGCTGAAGTATTAAAGATTACCAAGCCCCGCATGGAGGAATACTGCAAGCGAACCCAGCAGGATTTTATCGCCCTTGAGACACCCCTAGCTCATCCGGTGCAATACACCAAACTGGTTCTTGGCAACATCATGGCGACTAGGGGATATGACCAAGCGACCTTCCTAGATGCTGATGTGCTGGTTGCGATGGATTGCGAGGACATATCCAAGGTGGACGAGGAGTTTGACTTCCTTGCCTTCAATGAGGGCGAGTATCTTGACAGAAAGAAGGGCTTGGCTGAACTGGCAAAGGCTTTCGGGGCGCAGATTGAGCCAAGATTCTATTTCAATACCGGCGTGTTTGTGATCCGCAAAAATGCAATCGGGGCATTGTCCCAACCGCCCTTGGGGTTGTTTCCCAACCACTTTGCGGAGCAGACATGGCTCAATGTCCAGCTTCACCTATGGAACACCAAGACGCTCGACCTTGATCCGGCCTACAACTGCATGACCAGCGTAGAGCAACACTTCGGGCTGGATCGGCACAAGGATGCCTTCATAATCCACTATGCCGGTCAGTCGGGCGACATGGCAAAGTTGAGGCAACAGATCAAGGACGACATCAAGAAGCTGGAGGAGGCCGGAAGATGACACCTGTCAAAGTCATACCCCACGGCGACAAATGGAGGGTTGTCACGGCTTCGATGGAGAATCCGGTTGGTCCGCGTTTATGGGGAGCCGAGCCGCCCAACGGACTGCCACCGGCTGATGATATTTTTGACGACAAACAGAACGCCCTGGATGCGGCGAGACTATGGAACGCATATGCGGCCTGGGCCGAGGATCGTTCTGGAAAGAGGAAGAAATGGTCAAAGCTGAAGCGAACCGCTTAAGCCAAGAGGAGCGGGTCAAGCTCCTTGCCAGCGAGATTGCCATCCGGGCGATCTACGACCTGCGCCTGTTGCAACGCCGCAGGGTCTTGGTCGGGGACAAGCTGACCCCGGCGAACAAACGTCCTGGCCTGAAGGACTGTTGCTGCTACCGCGAGGAAGACAACATCAAGAACCTGCTTGACGATTTTAAGAACGGAACCGTACTCTTCTGGTGCAGGATGGGAGGGGCGAACATCGACCAATCCACCCTAAACAAAATGCTTAAAAGGAGGCAAGATGATGGACTATCTGAAGTTCTTTAGCGAGGTGTTCTTTCACGCTGTCTTGTTTGCCTTCCTGTTCGGAGGCGGCATATCGCTGCTTGTGTTTGCCGGTAGCTTTCTTTCGTGGCTGATTGCCAAGTCTAGGGAGGAAAGGTCGGAATGGAAAAACTGGGACAGATAAAGTTTTTGGGCGAGCGCGAGGTCAAGATGGTCGAAATGAAATTCGACATGGACGACAGCATGGCCGACAGGCTGGCGCACATCGGGTTCAACAAGATCATGTACGAGAGGGACGAGCTTGCCAGTTATGCCATCAGGAAGCTATTGACGGAGTACGTCGAAAGGAAAACCAAATGCAAACCGAAAAAACATTCAAACAAAAAATCCTCACGGCGGTAACGGTACCGCAAGTCCTGACCCGCTCGCAATGCGAGATGATTATCCGCGATGCGGAGGTTATCGGGATGAAGCGTGCGCCGGTGTTGTCGAAGGACGGCACCCACGTTGCCAGCCGTACCCGGACCTGCTCATCGTGCTGGATACCCAAGGCACCGCACTTCCAGTGGCTTTATAATTACCTGGCCGCAGTGGTTGACCAGGTCAACACGGAACACTATCGCTTTGACATAATGGATATGCAGCAGCTTCAGGTGTTGAGGTATCGCCCATTCCAGAAGTTTAAGTGGCACTTCGACACCTATGACGGCAGCGACCGCAAGCTGACCTGCGTGGTGAACCTTTCCAGGCCGGAGGAATATGTTGGCGGCGGGTTGCGCGTCGAGGCCGATTGGCATGGGTTGGAGAAATCCACGCACCAGGGATCGGCCAACTTCTTTCCATCATGGATCAAGCACAAGGCCAAGGCACCACTGCTCGGCACGCGCTGGGCGTTGGTTGCATGGATCACGGGGCCACAATGGAAGTAGGCCCGACCGAGATGCTGATGTTCGCCATCGGCATTGCCCTCATGGCAATGTGGATGGATCGCAAATGACCTTTGCCGCCAACCTTCCTCGCCACCAGTACGTCATGGTGGATCGCAAGTTTATCTCACAGGGCAACGAGAGCGGCTGGGAGGATGCCGTATGGTTCGGGCTGTACTCGGTGCCGCACCGGGCCTGGGGTTGCACAATCATGCTGAAGTGCGGGGCGTTGTACCGTGGGCTACCGCTGCACGCATTGGCGTTTACCAATGGGACGAGTGAGCCGTGGACCTTGGGGGACGCACAGCGGTGGGATTGTTTCGGCTGGAACTTCACCACCATCGAGTACGACTATCTGCGCGAACTGGATTGCCAAGTGTGGCTGGCAGGCAAGCAGACCTGGATGCGTGGAGCCTATATGTTCACCGCAGAACCTTATGGGGACGGGTACAGCTTGGAGCCAAGTCAGACCAAGTCGCATCACTTCATTGAGCTTGCCAATGGAAGGATTGCCTGCGTGCCTGGCAACAATGTCTTATTCACTGAGGCATCGTTCACGGGCAAGAATGTGGTTGCCAAGCCGACATGGCTGAAGGTACAAACACAGGTCTTCCACGCAGAAGAACAGGCGTTTGATGGCGTGGTAGGGGAGGAGACAGCGTGACCATATATCAGGTGGCAAGATTGGAGGTTGAGGCACTCAAAGAGTTTCTCGACATGGACAACTGCCACCCAGGAAAATTGATGGACTCAGGCTGCTCGCCGCTCTACTGGATTATGAACCAGATGATGTATGACAAATTTCATGGACACGGCTGGGAGTTGGATCTCGTGGCCGGTAGATTCGTGAAAACAAAAGGAGAGTGATATGCCACTAGGCAAAGACATCGGAAAGAACATTCGTGAACTACGCGCCGACAATAAACGCAAGGGCAAGGCTCGCGGTGCTGGCGGCAAGCCGCGCTCGCAGAAGCAGATCCTGGCCATCGCGCTTCGGTCTGCCGGGGTGCCGCCCAAGGGTGGTCCCCGCCGGTTCCGTATGCGGAGAGGATAATGTCGGAAGATCGCATGGCGTGGTTGGCCGAGATTCTGGCGCGGGTGCGCCGGAGTCTGGCCAGCCACCGAGACAAGATAAACCACGCCGAGGCGCACAAGGTTCGCGAGATTATCGCGGACGTTGACGCGGCGGCACTCATCACAAAGGAGATAAGGAATGAACACACAGGAAGCAGTAGCGCAGGTACTAACTGACCGGGTCAGTGCGACCGAGGACAACATCAAGGTGCTGGAGGCGAGACTTGTCGCCGCAGTCCAGACCATCCAGCAGATGCGCCATGAGATCAGTATCGGGCGGATCGAGCGGACCAAGGCCAACGAATCAGAGGCGGCGCGGGTCGTTGCCGGGATTCGTGACGAGCGGGAGATCGTGGTGCCGGAGGCATTGAAGATCGCCAAGCCGAAGATCAGGAAGGGAAAGATGAAAACCGGCGGAGGCAACAGGACAAGACAGATCGTCCTGAAACGTTGGGGGCTGTGGCGCATCCAGTACGAGCAGGGCTACACCACCAGACAGATTGCCAGCGCATGGAAGTGCAACCGCTCTTCGATTGATTATGCTCGCGAGCATAACTGGGGGGCGGAATGAACGTGCGGGAATGGATCGAGGAAAATTATCCCGACGAAGGGATTTTGCTTGCAGATGGATTCGACCCTGCATTCCTTGGCGTGGGCAGAACATTCAATGGACCGGCAGTGGCGGTCTATGACAAAAACATAATCATAACCATGCTGCACAAGGATGGCATGAGTGTGGACGAGGCATATGAATACTTCGACTACAACGTGGCCGGGGCGTATGTGGGCGAGCGAACCCCCATGTTTGTCGAGATAAAGAAGGCGAGCAGAAGGAAATGACGGTAACCCTGGAGCCGTCCGAGATTATGATTTGCAACCTTGTCGGAAGGATGAGGTCGCTTATTGCCAGGGGGTGCGGGGTAAGGGATGCGAAGAAGGGGCCGCAGGATGGATCGGATGCCGACGTTGTCGGGGTCATGGCGGAGTTTGCGTTTGCCAAGAAGTACAATGTGTTTCCAGACCTTGGGCTGTCTCCCAGGAGCGGCGGCGCGGACGGGGTCATCGGCGGCAAGAGATATGACATCAAGGCGACCACGCTCCCAAACGGCAGGCTGCTATGCACAACCAAGACCAACAGTGATGTCGACATCTATGTGCTTGCCATAGTCACCGGGGCAACCGTTGACTTTGTCGGGTACGCGACATCGGAGCAATTGCGGCGCGAAGAGAATTTGATTGACCTCGGACACGGGACCGGCTATGGCTTGACCCAAGACAAGCTAGAAAAACTGAAAGGATGAACCTATGAAACTCTGGACAAACCAAACCAACTCAATCCACAAGGTCGACGACTCGATGCTTTTCCCGCGCAACACCTATGTGTTGCCCGACGAGCTTACCGGACCGATGTGGGAAGATTCCATACCATGCCCCCACAAGATCAAGCCGTACTATCCGGGCCGCGCAACCGGCGGAGCCACGGCGGTGTACCGGGCCGGGGCTATCGGGGATGCGATCATCACAACCGCCTTCGTGCATTACCTAGTCAACGAATCAGGAGGCTGCGTGGATGTGTACGCACCAGCCAGGAACCTTCCGCTCTATGCCGGACTAGGTGCAAAGCTGTTCCCGCTTCCTCCAACGCTGGAGGCTTGGGATAGCTATGACGCGCACCTGCCGACCGACGACCTGTTCAGCGGTCAGGTTGGCAATACCAAGCTGGGTACTGGTCCGGGCAACTGCTACGACCGCATCTACACATGGATGAACGCCGGAGATGTAGATCCGAAGTATAAGCGTCCGCACCTGTACCTGATCGAGCCGGATCACAAGGAGCTTATGGAGATGGGCAAGTGGCCGATCAAGGGTGACTACTTTGCTTACCATGTCTCTAGTTCCGGGCCGACCCGCACCTACCCGCCCAAGCATGGGCAAGAGGCGGTGCTGGCGTTGCTTGAGGCATTCCCGAACCACAAGGCCGTGATCATCGGGCTGGACAACTCAAACAACTTTAAGGTTGACCACCCTCGCGTGATTGACCTGTTCAACGTGACCAAGCAGTTCCGCTCGCTGTTCCCCATTGTAAGCGGGGCTGACTTTGTCGTGGCACCGGATAGCAGTGTCAACCATGTGGCTGCCGCTTTCGACACGCCTTGTGTGTCATTGTGGGGTAGTTACCACCCCGACGACCGCATGACCTACTACCCGAAGAACATATCGGTCTTCAAGCCGGACACCTGCCCGCACGCTCCGTGCCGCCCTCATGCGGGTCTACCGCAGCAGAAGTGCAAGGACGCAACCAACAAGACACCGAAGACGCAGATGTGGTGCAATGCTCTTCGCAACATCACCGCCCAGGATATCGTCGAGGCGGCGAAGAAAGCGATGGAGTTGGAGGGATAATTTAATGCCGGAGTGGTGTGCAGGGAGATCCTGCAACGGGTTGTCCTCCTGAGAGTGTGTTCACCCCTTGAATCACCGGCATGAATTTCTGATATGAACGAGAACCAACGCAAAGCCGAAGCCATCGTGGGTCAGGTGGATTGGCAGTCCGAAAACCACGGGCTGTGCCATTGCCCAGGGGAGGCCACACATACAAGCCATACCAGGCTGCGCGACACCACCGTGTTCGTGGACGGTGTTCCGACTATCTTCTGCTGGCATACCTCCTGCATGGCGTACCGCGACGAGGCCAACCGCAAGCTGCGCCGGGCGATCCTGCACGACAGCATGGGAAGGCCGATCCAGCAGTTGGATAATCCGGTGAAACTGGTGATCGAGAAAGACCCAGAGAGCGAAATAATTGATCGAATCAAGACGATTGCCGAATCGAACAAGAGCCGGTATCTGACCCACTACAATTGGGACCCGGCGGATATGTACGAGGAGAGTCCGGTCAAGCTGGACGATCCGGCGCAGGACTACCACCGCTTCCTGACATTGTGGCAACCAAGCGACCTGATCTGGATCGGGGACGTTAAGGACAGCGGAAGGCATCCGCAGAACTTCCGCAGGGCGGATGAGTGGATGGGCTTGCCATCGCCGGTGGGCAACTACACGACCGGAGCGGTGTTCGTGCCGGGGTCGGTCAGCC